ATGTATCAAGTGTATTCTTTCACCTTGACTTAAAATATCTTCACATTTTTCAACTTCCTGCCAAACCCATTCTGGAGCATCTCTTGGGCAAGTAATACCTTCAACTTCTCTATCAGAAATAGTAATCACTTCTGATTTGGGTTTACAATCGGGCCATCCTGTTGAAGCTTTAAGATTTATAGGCTCAAAACCTGGAACACCATCTAATCCTGCCAAATTTACATCATTTGAAATTTTATAAACTTTGGAAGGTAAATCAATATTTTTAAGGTATTGAAATGTTGTGGTATGTAAATCTATACATGCTTTTTCCAATAAATTTGGATCAACTGAAGTTAAATTAGATAATAACTTTGCATGTGCATACCATGGTTTCCAACTATTAATTAGTCTAGGTCCCGCATATATATTTGGGTGGTTGAAAATTTTAGCAACTGAATCACTAATAAGTGTATCAACTACTGATGTTTTAAATTGTCGAATTTGACCTGTATGTGTGCCATAGTATTTAATACAATCCTCTTGAGTTAAATAATTCAATGGTGATTTATAATTTGGCTTATCTTTTAATCTTAAACCTCTTTCTTTAATTTCCAAAATTGGACATCCTTGACTATGAAGTGGCATTGCATGCAAATTATCATTAAAATACAATTCCATAGTTTTCACTATTTCTCTTTTATTAAATAACAAAGCACAGCCATATTTTGTATCAGTCTTGCCAGCTAAATGTAAACCAGCATAAAATGGATGTTTCGATTCTCCAACTAAAATTGCACCACACAAACCTTTGAAAGTATTTAATTCCCAATCATAATATAATGCATCGTGTTTTTCATACTTAATATCTTTATATTCCTGAGTGAATTGACCTTTGGCTAAATTTGTACATAATCCTTCTTTGATTTGAGCTTGACCATCACGATATAACAACCGAGCATTGTGAATTGTCGGTATTTCATCAGGTATATATTTCAAAGTGCTCATACGAGGAGTATCCCCTGGGATATATATAATAGCAAAATCTCCTTTGTCACCAACTCTTCTATAAGATACTTTGTTTATAAAACTAGTATGATTTGAAGAAATAGTAGTAGGATTACTGGTTATCATCTTCATTTTAGGATAATTTTGTGAAACTATATGATATGGGGCAATCCACATACCTTTTTCAAGGTGGAAAATATTACATCTATTTTTCAAATTGCCATCAATATCCATAAATTCAACGAAAGCAAGAAAAGATTTGGCTGCTCTTCTACGTAAATGTTCCATGATTGGACCACAAAAAGAACTGTCTAAAACTGTTGCATTATCATGTCTTCGCCATAAATCTGGTATTTTCTTTCTATCATCTTCGTTATAAAATTCTTGAATTTCTGTTTCATCAAAATCAATTCTAGATATGGCAACTCCCATTCTATCTTTATCTCTAACAGAATTATCAACATTGTTTTCCTCCCTAACAGGTAATTCTTCATTACTCAATGGTTGAGAAAATTCATTTCCTTGGC